CTCAGGGCAAGCGCTCGCGAGCGAAGAAGTAACCCGCCCCTCTCCCAAAATCCCTGTCAGCGACCAGGAGGTAGCCCCCGTGAGGGTCGCCCTCGCCATCGCAGTGACGGCGCTCGTCGCCGCCCCTACGGCAACGACGGCAACAACGGCAACGCAGAAGCAACTGCACAAGTCGGAGTCGGTGGTGCACTTCTTCACCGGCCCCAAGCACGGCTGGATGATCGCCTCTCGCCAGGAGCGCTGTAGAGCGGTGCCCTGGGAGAGGACATGCTGGATCGCAAGACAGAAACTCTCTTTCCATTCGGAGCGAGCTGACCGCCTGAGGCGGGTCATCTGGCGCACGCTCCCGCAGACGAACGACTGGCGTACCTCGGTGCGCCTCGCGCAACGGATCTACCCCGGCACCGATGGGTGGCTGCTCTTCATCTCCGATCGCGAGGGGGGGTGGGGCCCGTTCGTTATGAACCACCAGGGCTCGGGCGCGGGAGGCTGGCTCCAGTTCATGGCCTCCACCTTCTACGGCTACGTCGATGACGCCCGCCGTGATGTCGCCCGGCGCGGCTTCGTCGTCCCGCCCGGCATCTGGACATGGACGCACCCGCTGGGGCAGGCGCTGACCGGCGCCTACATGCGCTTCACCGGACGGGACGGGTGCCACTGGTGCCTGTGAGGAGGTAGGGGTTGACGACCACTGCGACGCCTGACATCCAGACGCAGGCGAAGCAGGAGCTTGCGCGGCGGCAGAAGCTCGTCGCTGCCGCGCGGGCTCACCCCTCGACCTTCCTCGATCACGTCCAGTGCGTCGATGCAAAGACCGGCGAGCGCTTCCAGTTCCAGCTCCTCGACCCCGCTGCGCCCTGGTACTGGCAGCGCGGCGTGATCGACGGCTGGATGGGCAACCCGCTCAACCTCGTGCTCAAGGCGAGGCAGATCGGGATCACCTGGCTCGGCGGTGGCTACGGGCTCTGGAAGGCGATCTGGAAGCCGGGCACCCGCGTGCTCGTCGTCTCGATCAACGAGGACGAGGCGATCAAGGTCGTCAACCGGATCTGGGACATGTTCCAGTCGCTGCCGCCCTTCCTGCGCAACGGCGCTTTAGTCCAGAAGCCGACCAAGAACGCCAGGCCCTCGTCGCTGATCGAGCTTGTCTTTCCCGACAATCGGGTATCGAGCATCGTCGGCCTCCCGGCCACACGGCGGGCGGGTCATGGCGAGACCGCGACTCTCGTGCTGCTCGATGAGTTCGCCCGCCATGACTTCGCCCGCGACTCCTGGAAGGCGCTCTTCCCGGTCGCCGACAACGGCGGCGAGATCATCATCATCTCGACCGCCAACGGGATCTCCAACCCCGAGACGGGCGGCGGCAACTTCTTCCACCACCTGTGGATCAACGCCGAGGACTACGGGATCGAGACGCAGTTCCTGCCCTGGTCGCTGCATCCCCAGCGCGACGAGGAGTGGTACACCACCAAGGCCCGTGCCCTGCCCCCGGCCGAGCGCGCCGAGAGCTTCCCGCGCGACCCCGAGGACGCCTTCATCAACACCGGGGAGTGCTGGTTCGATCTGGAGGCGCTCTCCTGGTACTCCGCTGAGAGACGCCTGGAGCCCGAGTACCGGGCCCGCTTCTTCCCCCAGCAGGACGGCGCCAAGGCCAAGCTCTCCCGGCAGGAGAAGGGCTGGATCCGCGTCTACGAGAAGCCCAAGCCGGACAGGGCCTACGTCATCGGTGCCGACGTAGCGACCGGCCGGGGGATGGACTACTCCTGCTGCTTCGTCATGGACTTGCAAGAGATGGCGATCGTCGCCGAGCTGCACGCCAAGATTGCCGCCGACGAGTTCGCCGAGCAGCTCCACTTCCTCGGGCGCTGGTACGGCAACGCGCGGCTCGCTGTCGAGATGGGCGGCGGCTACGGCGAGCCCGTGGTGATCGCCCTGCGGGACGGGCGCCAGGGCCGACCCCACTACCCGAAGCTCTACCGGCACTCGATGCAGGATCGCCCCGACGCGCGGCTGCTCGCCAACTACGGCTTCCCGATCAACACCAAGACCCGGCCGCAGATCATCAACCAGCTTGAGCGGGCGATCCGGGAGAAGACGCTCCCAGGGATCCCGAGCGAGACGATGATGGAGCTGCGCACCTTCGTCCGCCAGGACACGCTTCCGAGCCCTCGTGCGCAGGAGGGCTCCAACGACGACCGCGTGATGGCGCTCGCGTTGACGCTGGAGCTGTACCGCCTCTACGGCCACCACGAGCACCGCGTCAAGCGCACCGCGCCGAAGCGCAAGCCGCACCGCTACCGCTGGCAACGACGCGCCGCCTAAACGGCGAACGGCCCCTAGCAAGGCCGTCCGCCAACGAGCTGCCCCACTCGGCCCTAATCGAAAGGGCAGCTCGGGCGCCGGACCTTACTCCCCGCACCTGTCGGAACGAATGAGGAGGGCTTCGCATGTCGATGATGGATCTCCAGTCCGCACTCGGAGGGCAGGGCGGGCCACCGCCAGGGCCCGCGCCCGGTCTCGCGGGGGCGCTCGGTGGGGCACCGCTGCCTGGCGGGCCCGAGGGCGAGCCCGTGCCCGGCGAAGAGCCACCGGCCGACGAGGGCTCCTCGCTCGACCATCTGCTCGCGGCCGAGGACTCGCTCCAGCAGTTCATCTCCGTCGATCCTGACGACGCCGACCGGGCCAAGGCCTCGCAGGCGCTCAAGATCATCCTCGACCTCAAGGCTGCGAACACCCAGGACGCCCGTGAGGGCGGCATGAAGAGCCTGTCGAGGGCGCTCGGTGGTGGCGGTGGCGGGCTCGGTGGCTGAGACCGACGCCTACACGCGCGAGGAACTGCCGGACGCGCTCCAGCTCGTCAACCGCGCCGTCGAGCGCGCGGAGCAGTCCTACCACGACGAGTTCGTCCGCAAGGTCGAGCGCCGCTACCGCGCCTACCGTGGCTTCGCCGAGCCCGTCCTCAACTCGCGCAACACGGGCGGCAAGGACGTGGAGGACGACTGGCACTCCGACATCACGGTGCCCTACATCCTCCACACGATCGAGGGGATGATCGCCACGATGCTGGAGCCCCGGCCGCGCTTCGACGTGGAGCCGAGGCCTCGGCCGGGCGAGACGGTGGACGAGATCGTCGCCCGCCTGGAGCGCTCGCAGACGATCGAGGAGACGCTTGGTTACGCGCTGGAGCGCGACAAGTTCGCCCAGAAGCAGCGCGACTTCATGCAGCAGGATCTGATCGCCGGGATCTCGGTCTTCAAGACCTACTGGGATTCGGAGACCCGCGACGTGATCGAGGCGACCAACGAGACGGTCGAGATCACGGACGGCTACGGCGGGGTCGTGGACTCCTTCGACACGCTCAAGGACAAGACCTCCAAGGTGCAGATCCGCGACGACGCCTGCTGCGAGGTCAGGGACGTGCGCGACTTCTTCTGGCCCGAGCAGGCCCCTTCGGTGGACAAGGCCGAGTGGCTGATCGACCGCACCTACGAGACCTTCGACGCCTTGAAGCGACTGGAGGCCGAGGGCGTCTACTCCAAGGTGGACAAGCTCAAGGAGTCGAGGGACACGACCGAGTTCCGCGACGTGTCCGAGCGCGAGCAAGATTTGCGCAATGTGCGGCGGAATAAGGACCTGATCGAGGTACTGGAGTATTGGACACCCGAGAGGGTCATCACAGTCGCAAATAGGAAAGTCGTGTTGCGCGACACGCCCAACCCGTTCTGGAACGGGCGGATGCCCTTCATCGTCTGCGCGGCCATGCCGGACGCCTTCCAGATCCCCGGCATCTCGGTGGTCGAGGCGCTTGCACAGCTCCAGGAAATGCTCTGGACGTTGCAGAACACCCGGCTTGACTCACTCCAGATGTTGGCGAACGTCATCACTCTGATCCGCTCCGATGTCGATGACCCGGACGCCTTCCCCTGGGAGCCGATGGCGCAGTGGTTCGTTGAGGATCCCGGCCAGGTCTCGACGCTGCCGGTCGATCCCACCGCCGCCAACATCACCCTCCAGGCCGAGTCGCTCATCAAGGGCGACCTCCAGAACATCCTTGGCGGGCTCCCCTACGCCGGGGGTGCGGACTCGCAGAGCATCGACCAGGAGACGGCGACCGGCGTCTCGATCATCACGTCGATCGCGCAGCGGATCATCCAGGCCCGCAAGCAGCA